AAACTGTAATGGATATAGAAGAAAAAAAGACCTGTATTAACTGTGGTGCTCTCTATAATGTTAAACATGATCTTCCTGAAGAAGATTTTATAGAGAAGTTTTGCCCTTTTTGTGGTCATGAAAATGAAGATGATGATGAAATTAGTCATGTAGAAGATAGATATGAAGATTGGAATTAAATGTGGTTATACAAAGATAAAGAAGTAAAAGAACTACCTAAAGATTGTGAGGCGTTTGTATATTTGATAACAAATACTATGAATGGCATGATGTATGTAGGTAAGAAGTTAGCAAAATTCAAAACCACAAAGAAACCCCTTAAAGGTAAAAAGAATAAGAGAAGAGGCACAAAGGAAAGTGACTGGAAAACCTATTGGGGTTCTTCAGAAAAATTAGCCATTGATATAGAGAAGCATGGCGAAGATAAATTTACTAGACAGATACTATATTACTGTGCTAGTAGAGGTGTAGCAAGTTACCTAGAAGCAAAAGAACAGTTTGATAGAAAAGTACTTGAAGTTGACGATTACTATAACGGTATCATAAATGTCCGTATCGGAGGTTCTAAAATTTTAAGAGAATCGCTAAAAAAGATGTTCAAATTTTAATTTGTCTAAATAGAAATAATACAAACCGAAATTTGATTTGATATCTCAAACTTCACAACATAAAGATTAAATAATGGCTTTGCCAGTAAGAAAAATTATTGTACGATTAAGAATGTGGTGGGCAGACCTACGAGGTCACCATGGTATGCGTTGGAATTACGAACCAGGAAATCACTATATGCGTGGCAATAAGAACAAAAGAAGAACATAATCACTCAAAACCCCCCATTTTACTAGTGTTTTTAGGGCTTGACATTTGGCTCAAAATGTGTTATTATATATCTATATTATGAAAAAAAACACTATGAAAAAACAATCAAAGACCTTTAATGTATGCTATTTAAGAGAGTATCTTGATCCTGAACATCAAGGAGAATTCTTTTATTCATACGAAACAGTTTACAGAAATGTGCCTGTTAAATATAAATCTAAATTCAATGATAAGACGAAACTAAAGATAGTTAAGTTTTTAGATTGGAATTACAAAGAAACTGCTACTAACTATGTTAATGTCAGTAGAGTTGAACTTATCGATCAGAAACAGTACTATCAATCTTACAAAGATGTATTTGGTGATGTTAATGAAGCTGATGAGAAGATGATGTGGACAGATTACGGTCAACAATATGATAGACAATCGTTGAGAAAAGACTTCAACCCACAGTTGACTAAATCAAAAGTAAAATCTTACAATGATAAAAGACTACATTAAGGCTTGACATTTGTGCCAAACTATGTTATACTTAACTACAAACTAACAAAAGGACTATATTATGGAAATGACTAGAGAAATTATGTACGATCAGTTTAAGAAACTAAAATCTAATGACGAGAAAGTAAAATATCTTGTAGATTTAAAAGAAATGAAACAGAAGACACCTCATATCTTCAGAAATATCAAAATCAGTATAAAAAACTTCAATAATCTTATTAGAGAATATTCAAGTGTCAAACCTTTTAGTGCAATGCATAGAGAGATTGCCGAGAGAGAAGAACTAGAATCTAAAAAAGAGGCAGAAAAGAGAAAACAGTAATGAAGAAGTTTTTTGCTACAATAATAATTCTTAATACCTTGTTGTTTGTTGGTCTATCATCTGTCGCTAAGGCAGATGACAAGACTTCGGCAATTATAGGTCATGTAATCACACAGGCGATTCAAGGTAATGATATGGATCATACCGAAGTCTTTACTAATGAACTAAATGCTCTAATGCATAAATTCTCTTTAGATATGCTTGATATTTTTTTACAACATATGCCTAACATAATAGATAGTGTACAAAAAGAATTAAAACTAGAGGCAGATAAAAGATATAAATGTTCGCTTCAAGATAATAATTATAAAAACGAGGAGTGTATCTAGTGAATAAAATAACAGTAGAATTAAACAAAAAAACATTATCAGAAGTTTACAATCAAGTTGGTATGTTAAATGATATGGGATTTCCTAACTTTCAAAAAGGCGAACCTATCAATAATCTAATGAGAGAAATCAAAAGAAGTATTAAAAAACAGAAGAAACAAGAAGACTTTGGTTGGAAAGACTTCTGGGAGTTTTGGCCGCTATCAATCGTAGTGCCAATTATGTTATTATCAATCATACTAGGACCACTATTTTAATAATGTGGGACTTCATACTATTAATATTACTAATGTTTGGCGTTGCCTGGTTACTAGTTAAGTGGTTATAACGCTTGACTTTCATGCCAATTTATGTTATAATACTCTAATGACTTCAATGATTTACACTAAAAATTCAAGTGGTGCTATTCGTAGAGCAAGAAGAAAAAAACCCACTAAAGGTTATCTGTCAGCACTAGTAGATCATATTAAATTTCTTAAAAGTTTAGGTTTCAAATTCGATTCTAAAGGTAAAATCAAAAAACGACAGAAAAAATCTGCCCCTTTAGCTCATTCGGTAGAGCAGCTGATTTGTAATCAGCAGGTGATCTGTTCGAATCAGATAGGGGGCACCACTACTATACCATCAGATAACTGGCGATTGAGAGAGTCTAAAAAGTTTACTATCGCCCCAGCATATAATAAGGGTGGTTATCAAGTTATATCAAAAGACAATATTAAGAACATAGGTAAGTGATGAAAAAAATATTATTAATTATAAGTTTTGTTTTACTTGCGAATTGTAGTACAACAACAAAATCTCATATGAGTAGTGTTGTAGGTGCAACGGCAGGTTACGGTACTTGTCATCATATGTTAAATACAGGTGTTGGATTAACTGCTGCTTGTACAGTAGTCGGTGCATGGTTTGGTGCGAGTGCATTTTTTAATGATGATATGAATATACACAAGGCAGTATTTGTAGATACTTTAAATACATCACCAGGTAAGAGATCCCATGTATCGTGGGGTAGTCAGACCACTGGTAATTGGGGATCAATTACAGTTAATAGAACTTATCTTGTTAAAGGTGTCAAGTGTAGTGAGTATGAATCAGTAATTAGTATTGATAGACAATGGCCACTATATGGTATTCAAAGAGAAAATGAGTTTGGTGTTGCGTGTCAAATGCCTGACGGAAGATGGTATATACAATAATGAGATTCAGTTGGTTTAGATTTTTTGGTTTATCAATGATAGTAATATCAATATTATTATTAACTAAAATGGCAAAAGCAGGTGAAAAATCAGAATGGTTAAATGATAATCCTTGCATGATTAAAATTATTATTACAAATACAGAAGTTAATGGTATTTCTACAACGACTAAAGAAGAAAAATTAGAATGTAAAGACGGCTATGATGGTCCTAACTATTGGGAACTATTTGCTCAGTTTTACTATTCAGGAATTACGATGCCTGCTTATTGCAGACCGTATGCTAGACCAAATCATCCATTTAAGACGCCTGGGATGATGTGTTTAAGTGAAAAAGGTGTCTGGGAGAAACAATAAATGATGAAACTATTAGTAATAATAGCTTGTATTGTTGTCATTACAGTACATTGGAGTGATTTTAATGACAAGGTCAATGTGACCAAAATGGTAGATAAATCTATCGAAATAATAAAAGAAGGAAGTAAATAAATATATGATGAAAACTATAATGATCGCTTTACTTGCTTTGGGTTTGACAAATTGTGCTCAAACTAATTACAAAGTAAAACAAGAAGTGAAAGAAGAAGGAAGAGTGTTGAATCAAGTACCACAATGGTATGTTGACGCTAAAATAGATAAAGGATTTATCTTCAATAAAGACGCAGATAAATTTGTTTATGCAGTAGGTCAAGGCAATAGTCCTGATTTACAATTAGCAATCGAGAAAGCAATGATGATCGCTAAAGCTGAACTTGCTGACAAATTAAGAGGTCAGATGAACAAGAGAACTGATCTATACATAACAGAAATTGGTTCAGAAGGCAATAAGAAAGTTGTTTCAAAGATTGAACAAACAATTGTCAATGTTGTTAAAGCAACAATGATTCAAGGTTATGAATCTTGGGAAAAAGATGTCTATGAAACACCAGATGGCGAATATAGAGTTTATATTGGTTTGAAAATGGGTGTTGGTGACAGTAATAAACTTGCCGAGTATATCGCTAAAAATGCTTTTTCAGCAGTTGATATAGATACACTTGCTAAAAATGCTATTGATAAAGTAATGGTTGAAGATATTACAAATCCAGATGGCATTAAAACAATAGAAAACTAAAATATGACAATAACAATATACAGTAAACCAAATTGTCCCTTTTGTGTTAAGTCGAAGGCCTTGGTAAAAGGCCTTGGATTAACCTATGAGGAAAAGATGTTCGGTAAAGACTTCAATTCACCAGAAGAACTATATGAGGCAGTAGGCAAACAAGTTAGAACTATGCCACAAGTATTGATAGATGGTGAACTCATAGGTGGTTACAATCAATTGGTTGAATACTTTATGGAAAAAGGTAAAGTTAATTTCAAGGGTGAGAAGATATAGACATCATTATAAATAGTAATATGAGAAAATTTCAACAGTATATTACTGAAGGTGTCTATGATCCTTCTATCTTCAAAGCTTTCTTTTTAGCAGGTGGACCTGGGTCAGGTAAATCTTGGGTATCAGCAAGAGCATTGTCTGGTATGGGATTGAAAGTTATTGATAGTGATAATGCTTTTGTTTCTAAATTAAGGAGAGAAAAGTTGACACTAGATTTTGCTACTCACAATGAAAAAGAAATTATAGCAAGAGATAAGATTAGAGCAAAATCAAAACAAGTTGCAGGTATGCAATTAAGTATGGCACTTGAAGGTCGTTTAGGATTAATCATAGATAGTACTGCAAGGGATGTTGAAAAGATATCTGCCCAGGCAGCAAATTTAAGAACAATAGGATATGATATACACATGGTTTTTGTGAATACATCGCTAGAAGTCGCCTTAGAAAGAAATAAGAGTAGACCTAGAGTGTTACCAGACGCAATCGTTATTCAAAGTCATAAACAGATTCAAAAGAACATGGGAAGACTACAAAGAATATTTGGATCAACAAACTTTGTGGTTGTAGATAATAATGATGTTGCCGAGGATGTTAATCCTACGGTGCATAAAAGAATAAGAGGAATGATTAGTAAAGCACCTACATCATATCAAGCAGTTAGATGGATACACCGAGAACTAGAGAAACGAAAAAGAAAATAGTGAGCAATCTTATAATGTTTCCTGCTCATAAGGCAAGGAAACCTAAAACAGATTTAGCAAAAAAACAAAGCGAAGAAGAAGCAAAGAAAATAAAAGAAGATATATTTATTGAGCAGTTAGTTGAGGAGTTTACTTTAGATTTCATTCATGTTCTACAACATAACGCTATTGTAATGAAGAACGAATCTTTTTTAAGAGATTTAGCAGTTGTAATAGAAAGTATTAAAAGTTTAATTAAAAGAGATTTTAAACAATACCTAATGATCTTCTTGATTGTGCCGATATCTTGGCAGCCTCAACAGGATATTCTTGATAATCTATAATCTCGTCTAATGCTCTAACTGATAAATCGCATAACTCCTCTAATTCGTTCATATCTGTCAGCAGACCAAGGTTGATGGCAGATAGAATACATAATGCAATTTCACCATCTTTGTCGTCTATGTGTTGTACTGGTGTCGTTGGTAGTGTAATTTCTTGACATAGATTACTCATATAGACTTTATCTTTGAAAGATGAATGAGTATTACAATGGTCAATATTCATAATATAGATACGACCTGTTTCTGCTCTTTCTTTTAATAATGCTTGAAATAACTCTTGAGCACCTATTGTTTCTTTAGGTATAGATTTATCTTTCTCATATTTTAAATACAGACTATCAAATTCAGGCAAGCCAAATGCTTCGTATAAACCTGGCACATGATTAGGTGAGAATAAAGTTATATCAGCATTCTTAATAAATCTTTCATAGAATAGTTTACTAATCTGTATAGAATAATCTAACTTTCTAACTCTATTATCTTCTGTACCCTTATTGTTTTTCAATACAAGTATGTCTTCAATCTCTTGGTGCCATATAGGAAAGTGTACAGTTGCACTACCACCTCTTACACCATTTTGTGTGCAACATCTAACAGTTGCTTCAAACTTTTTAAGAAAAGGAATAACACCTGTGTGTTGTACTTCGCCACCTCTAATTCTACTATTGATACCTCTGATTCTACCTGCATTGATACCGATACCTGCCCTTTGAGCAACGTATCTACCAATCGCCATATCACTTGAAAAAATACTTGGTAATGTATCGTCTGTATCAACAAGTACACAACTTGCAAATTGTCTAATAGGTGTTCTCACACCTGCCATGACAGGAGTAGGAATGTTTATCTTAAACTTACTGATTGCGTCATAGTATTTTTTGACATAAGTTAATCTTGTTTCTTTTGGATACTGAGCAAACAAAGTAGCCGCAATCATCATGTACATAAACTGTGGTGTTTCAAATATATCGCCTGTACTTCTGTCTTGTACAAGATACTTATCCATAACTTGTCTTAAACCTGCATAGGTAAATTTGTAATCTCTTTCATGTACAATCCACATACCCATTCTGTCTACCTCAGATTCAGTATATTGTACCAGTATATCTTTATCATATACACCTTGTTTGATACAAGTTTTAATTTGATCTATAAACTTAGGATGTTCCCATAGTCTGTGATATAGTTTTTTTCTTAATGAGAATAATAATAATCTAGCTGCAACGTACTGATAATTAGGATTTTCTAAACTGATTAGATCATTAGCAGACTTAATTAAAATTTGTTGTATATCATCTGTATCAATACCATCAAAGAATTGTATACCACTATTCATCTCCACATGAGAAGCACTAACGCCTGTAATATCTTGTGTCGCATAACCAACCATTGAGTGAATCTTGTCTATATTAAGAGGTTCTTTACCACGACCATTTCGCTTAAGTACGTTAATTTGAGCTGTTGTCATTTATATCCTTTTCCAATTGTTGATGTGTTGTAGTGCTGTTAGTCCGCAATGAGTGTTATTACTTATAAGAGTTTGTACTTCAGAAGAAGTCTTTCCTGAAATAATTATATCATTAATATCTTTATATTTCAATGTCTTGGGCCATACTGCGACATTAAATTTTTTATCTACTGCCTTAATCATTCTATTGACAATTTCTTTATTACGAGGTTCATTATCAAAGATCATAGTACATTGTTGTGGTTGTATTTTAATGTTAGCGTCTGCACCTGCAAGAGCAATAGCGTTATCTAAAAACAAACTATCAATAGGACCTTCTGTTATCATCACAGGTTTATTTAAATCTAATCTTTCAAGACCATATATCTTTTCTTTTGTTTCATCAAACTTGATAGTAATATACTTTGGTTGTTCGTTACCAAAGGCACGACCTTGAAACGCAAAGAATTTACCTGCTCTATCATAGAAAGGTATTACAACTCTAGGGTG